GGGAAGAATACGGAAGCTCATCATCGCTCGCGTAACTTGCACCAAGGCTGAGATTCGACTGCTCGACGGTGAACTGACTTGCCTTGCCGCCGGGCTTTCCCTGCGAGAGGGAGCTTCCTTCGAGCACGCCGTCCACATAAACCGTGGTCGCATACCATCCATAGCCGAGCGGCGCATGGTAGGTAATGCGCTCTGTTCCCTTCTCATTGCTCCAATCCTCCCAGTCATATTCCGTGTGCTTCTTTCCGTCACTGACCGCCTCTGTGGTACGCTCCCACTCCTTGAAGAGGTAGACATCTCGCCCCGTAACGGCGTAGGCGTAATCCGTGCGGCTGGTCGAGCCGTCCACGTTGTGTGTGCGCTTCTCCGCGAGATACTCCCCGTCGTACGTATAGGTACTGTAGCCGTTCTCATTCGTCTCGCGGACGAGAAAGCCGTTGGAGTAAGTACGGCTGATCTCTTTGAAGGAAATCGTGCCGGTGAAAGGAATGGGAGATGTTTCCTCCTCGTTGTGCGCTCCACTTTCATGATTGTTGTTCGCACTGTGCCAGATAGAGCGCACGAGTTTCCGCTCGATGGTCGGCTGTGCGTGCGGCCAGTGCGTGATGTCAATGACAGACTCCTCCATGCCGCGCTGAATGATGTGGAGCGTATCTCCTCGAATAAAGACGTTGATCTGACGCTGCGGCAGTTTTGCCGTCCATCCGAAGAGAGCGGAGATGAAGTCATGGTAGGTCATTCCACTCCCCTCGAAGTTCTGCGACGGTGTGAAATCATCGGTCAGACGATGAAGCCGAAGCCCAAGCGCCGCCACAATCTCCGCCGCATAGCGCGAGACCTTCGCCCGCTCGACGTAGATATGGATGGGCGTGTAGAGGAGTGTGTCTTTACTGTACGTCCCCTTGACGGACTGCACGATGCCGCGCTGACTCGTTTCCTCCACGAGAAAACGGAAGGCATAATCCATCACTCGCCCTTCTACACACGCGCCGACGGCAAGCGGCTGGACGGTTTCGAGTTGGATCATGTCGGAAAGCGTAAGCTCGCCGAGCGTCACGGAGAACGAACGAATGCCGCGCTCTCTGAACTCTGCGTAGGTAAGCGTGTACGGAATCTCGATTTTCGTATCTGCAACAATACGCGACTGTTTTACAAGAGTCCGTTTCGTATCTACCAACGCTGCTTTGCAATGACCGATACGCCGAAGCGCATCCCCTGTCACTCGGATTTTCTTGACGATCCGAATATCGCGCAGGGTATCTGCATGAACAGAACAGGATGACGTGACTTCACGTGACGTATCTCCGCTGACCTGCACGGGCTGACGAAATACGGCAATCACCGTGGCGTATATGAGCGATTTTAGATGAATGCGCCCGAATGGCAGCCACGCGATGCAGACGGCAGGTTTCAGCTTGATGCTCATGTCCCCGCTCTCCATCCGAACTGCTGTCCCGTGAGTTCTGCAATCGTCATAGAGGCGGATCGTGCGTCCATGACAACGGAAGTCGGATTCTGCTCTACAATGTGCCTTCCGTATTCCGTGATATTCCCGCCGCTCTTTTCAATCGCCGTCAAAGCACACAGCCCTTCTGCCGTGCGATAGGCAGGATTCCCGATGAGGGAAATCCCCGTCACACGCGAGTCTGCACCATACTGCGCGGACAGGGCGGCAACATCGACAGATTGCAGAATCTCCTGATTCGCAGCCGTCGCCTCATAGCTTCCATCGCTGCAGTCGGTCATATTCGTCTGCGTCGCTTGGACGGGCAGCATGATAACCTGCTCCCGTGGGCTGATCTCCTCATCCGAGAGGATGAGATTCGAGATAAGGACGTCCTCTGTTCTGCTGTAAAGCGTTATGGTCTTTTCACTGGAACTGTAGGCATACCAAAAAGAGCAGTCCTGCTTGTTATAAACCTCACGTTCGTTCAGGATTGCCCGAAAGATACCGTCATTGTTCTGCCCCGGTTTGACATGAAACCACAAGGTATTGACTGCATTTACACGAATGCTGTCGGAAGTGGCAATGGTATCGTTATTGTTGTCTCCCTTCATGCGCCACCTGCTCCAGGACGTTTCCGCACTAACGATGATATAGCCTCCAATCGTAAGGGTAAGTTTGGCACGGTCTGCATTCTCCGGTGCTTTGAAGTACAGATCCAGTTTCCCGTAAAGCTCTGCAGGGAATTCTGAAATCGTCAGCCCTTTGTCACTGGTTGGCTGCCAGAAGGATATGCCCGTCTTACTATACTGCTCCCCTGTTACCGTCGTGCCTCCACGAACCGAGAGCAGCTCCGCATAGCCCGGATTGATGTATTTGAACACCATACGAACCTCCTCAATTCGAGACTAGGAGTCCCTCTGCCTGAATGTCCACGCTCACATCCTGCTGCGGCGGCTCATCTGCACTGCTGAGTGCCTTGACCCAGAATACGGTATTCGTGTCGCGGACGTTCTGCAGCGAAATAACATCCTTCCATTCGGCAGACTCCAATGCGGTCTCGGCCGTGTATCCGTTATTGCTCGCCACTTTCCATTTATCCGCATGATCACCGACGAATTTGATCGTCAATACTCCGTCAATGTGGAAGCCGCTCTCGCAGCGCACAGCGCACTTGACGGCTTTCTGCTCGCCCTTGCCCGCATCGAGCAAAACGGAGATGGGAGCAAGTTCCGTGCCTGAGCTGACCTCCGTCCCATCTTTGCCGCCCTCAGTCGGATTGTTCATATAGATATGCAGCAGTTCTGCCATTGTCACACCCTCCAAAATTCAAGTGAAATCTTATAGACCTTCGGGAAATGCGCCATATACTCATAGGATTTCACCACGACGCGCATGGAGAGCAGGATATTCTCGCCCTCGTCGGTCACGGACACCATCGTGCGGCTGTCCCAGTAGCCCTTGATCTTCTCCCAATCAGCAGCAGTGACCGTGACCGAACAGGAAATACGATCGCCCTCTGTCACATGACCGAAATCCTGCACGACCACACCGCCGACGATCTCCAAGAGCTGCTGACGGTCGTCGGGAACAATCTGCCAGTTTTCAACGGATAATGTCCGTACCTCACCAATGTGAATATGAATTGGAATCACCCCCTAGGGCATTTTCAACAGCAGGACGGATGCGGTCGGCGACATGATCGGCAAGCATACGCATTCCCTCGTTGTCCTCCGTAACGGCGTTCTCGATTTGCACCTGTATGTGAATCTGGCGATTGTCCGTCATGGAGGGAGCGGACTGAGCAGCTCCCGACGAAGCATTTGCGCCCTGCCCCGCAGTTTGAATGCTCTGCGCCTGTTTCCCCAATCCTGCCATCATCTGCACATACGAGAATTCCTGCCCATTGACACGGATGCGGGAACTGTCCTCACGCTTCTCGGGAGCGAAATTCGGCAGAAGGTTTTCCATCGCCCATTTGCGCCCGGACTGGAACTGTTGAAGCCGTTCCGGTGTCAGCCCTAAATCCTCTGCCGTAAATTTGTTCTTTTTCCGAAGGTACTCCATCAGCCCGACCTGCCCGGACTGCTTGAATACCTTCAGCTCCTCCTTCTGGGAGCGCAGAATCTCCAAGGCGGCATTACGCTTGGTATCGAGTTTCTGCTTCTCTGCCCACCGTGTCGCCTCGACCTCATCCAAGCCCTTCTGTACCCACGCATCCTTCTCGCGTTCAATCTCTGCAAGGCGATTTTCGAGTTCCGTTTTCCAGATCGAGTCTATATTGGATGCAACATCCCGCTCCCACTGCTCCATCACTCGCGCTTTGCTCTCACTGAGCCAGTTCTGTGTCTGCACCTCATCCAAGCCCTTCTGCCGAAAGGCATCGGCTTCGCGAGCGATGGAATCCAGCTTGTTTTGGAGATCCGTCTTGTAGAGCGCATTCGCCTTATCTACAACGTCCCGCTGAAAGTCAGAGTAGATTTTCGCTTCCTTTGCCAGACGGTATTCGTCGATCAGATGCGGATCTGCGCCCTTCTGAAAGAACTGAAATGCCTCACGATCCAGAGCGTGAAGGCTGTTCTGGATGTCCATGTGTGTCAGTGTATATAAATTGTCCGTCAACTGTGCGGTCGCTTTTGCGGATTCACTGACCGTTTTTGCGGCATCTTTCTCGGCTGCCGCACGGATTTTCGCAGCTTTGGCATTCTGCTCCTGCGCCTTGGCATTCTTCTCCGCTTCGGCACGTGCCTTCTCCTCTGCCGCCGCTTTCTCTTTGGCAATCTTCTGCTGTTCCAGATATTGCTTGTATTCGTCCCCATAAAGTACATCAAGAACCATACCACCGAGGAACGGTACCGCAATCAGCGGAGATGCCACAGGATGATTCTTCATGAGCCACGCATTCGCCTCGGCGTGTTCATTGACCTTATGGATCTGCTCCCCGACAAAACCCGCAAGCTCTGCGACGGTCTTGAGTGCTTCGCCCCAACCGAGGACGGCGTCCTTGATCTCGTCCTTGTTGTCCCGAATTGTTTCAACGAGAGATTCAAAGCCGTCATTGATCTCTGGCATGAGTTCCTCGGCGACAGGAAGGAGAGCCGCACCGAGGGCAAGTTTCAGCTGCCCCACTTCCATCTCCATTTCGCGCCATTTGAGATATGTCTCGTGTGCCTGTTCCGGATCGAGCAGTCCCGTGGTCTTGCCCCGTGAGGAAATGGTCATAAGGTCTTCGTATTGTTCGAGAATGGGGATAAGTGCCGCACCACGCGCTCCGAGGACTTCTGCGGTATATGCCTCCTCCATCCCCGCTTCGCTTGCGGTCTTGTACCCTTTGGCGAGCTGTGCCAGCTGCTCGTTGAGCGGCAGGAGATTTCCCTGCTGGTCTTTGAGGGCAATCCCGAAACGAGAGAGGGCGCGAGAGGTGTCATTCCCGCTCTCCCCCGCAGCAGATACTTGCTTGTCCAGACGTGCAATCAGAGGTATGACACTCTTAATGTCCGTATCCGCAAGCTGAAACACCCGATTGAGCGTCGCAGCCTCACCTGCAGAGACATGAAGGCTCTGCGTCAGCTTGTAGACGTTTTCACCCGCAAGCATCGCGTCTTTGGTGATATTGAACAATCCCGCACCTGTCGCAGCCACAGCCATAACGGCAGCCATCTTTGCCGAGAGGACGTTGAATCCGCTCGTAAGGTTTTTAACACCCGCTTGCGCCGCTGTCATTCCCGCTGTGATGCGTCCACCGAGCGTACCGGAGAGGGCTGCACTCTCCTTGAGGCGGGCGTTGAGTTTCCGTACCTCGGCTTCCGTCTGTGCGACGGTTCGTTGCTGACGCAGGAGATTGCTTTCAGCACGGCGATAGGATGCGCTGTCCACGCCGTCATTCTTCTTGGCAGACTGCAAAACAGCGACAAGAATCTGTTCCTTCTGCCGCTGAATATCCAACTCACGGTTGATCGCTTGATGGCGCACCTTGATCTTGTCAAGTTCCGTACCCACACCGTCGAGTTTGGCAAGGTCGGCATCCAGTTTGAGGTGAATGTTGTTTGCCTTGCTGTTGAGTCGTGCGATGGAATCCGAGACAGTTTTCCCCGCCGTGTCGAAGTCCAGCTGCAGCTGTGCGATGTTGAGACCGATGTCGAGATAGAGTTCGTCGATCTTTTGTCCGCGCTTTGCCACTCCATCTCCCTCCCTACATCACGTCGTCAATATAGCGTTCACATTGCTGCTGTTCGCACAGTGCCGTTACCACAAGCTGATCAAGCAGGAATCCTATCTCGTGTCCGTCGATTTCCTGCATCGTCCACCCGTAGGCGGACTGCAGCCGCTCGTAATAGCGCAGTAAATTCTGATACGGGGAAAGAACTACGCCTCTTTCCCCGTCTCCTCGTTTGGGAGGTTCACCAGTTTGGAAAACGTCAATGACTGAATCCAACGGAAAAGGGAGCGCGTCAACGGTACGATGTCCGCGACATCCACATTTTCGTCGATGACTTCTTTTGTGACATCATCACGTCCGAATCCGAGAACGATCAGACGAACGTGCGCGTCCAGAAAATCTTCAAGGCTCAAACCTTCCTTGTCGGCATCAAAAAAGGCGAGGAACGCACGCCATACCTTCATCTTTGGAGGATGCGGCGTGATCTCCCTGCCCGCAATCCATAGCGTTGGTTTTTCCATGATACGCTCCCTCAGACCTGCTCGTACCACTTCGTCCCCGTCTCTGCGGCAAAGCCCGCCGCCTCCTCATCTGCCTTTGCGTAGGACAGTCCATCCGAGAGACGGTAGATTGCCTTTGCCGTCAGCGTCGGTGTGTCGAACTGGATGCTCTCCTGCTTCGAGTTGCCGCTCTCCGAGGGTTCCGTGAATTGGACTTTGTAGAATTTAGTGAACCGTTTCTTGCCGTTGCGCTTGTCCGACTGGAAGAGAATGGCGAAGTACGGCGCAACATCGTCCTTGCCCGCCTTCATCACGCCGTTTTCAATACTGTGTCCTAAAAGATAGGCTGTGTATTCCAAAGGAAGCGCGGCAGTATCGAAGGTCAAATCGTAGGATGCGGTATTGGATGCCGTATCCACGGACTGTCCGTCGGCGAAAAGTTCCGCTTGATTCGTCTGCGGCTTGATGTCCACTTTGCGGAGCAGCTTCCCAAGCGGAATCGGAGCCTCGTAGGTCGCTGCCCCTCCTGCCACATCGGTGAGCATTTTTGCGATATGAAGTTTCTGGATGTTGATGAACTGGCCGCTCGTAAGATTTGCGGCGGGCTTTCCTGTTGGTGTTGGACTTGGCATTTTATTCTCCCTCCATTGCTGTTCTGTAATCTGTGATCTCCACGAATATATCTTTCTCGACAATCTCCTGCGTCTGTGCACGGACAAAGCCGAGCGGCAGAAGTGCGTTCTGCACAGCGCGATGAATCTCTCGAAACCGTCCGTCCTTCGTCAGAATGTGGATGCGCACCGTGATTCGGCGTTCCAACTCCGCACCATCTGCTGAGAGCGCAGGAACGTCGGAAATGACGGAATAGACGATGATCGGATACGTTCCCGCATCGGGACTGCGCCCGTGATAGATGCCCTTCTTTCCGTGAGCGAGAAGCTGCGAGAGTGTCTTGGAGCGCACAAGTGCCTGATACACCATCCGTGCCGTGCTCATTTCCCCATCCTCCGTATTGCCATACGGACGGCATCAACGATGGCAGAACGGATCCCGTCCTTCTTGGCATCAAGCGCGGGATAGAGAAACGGCTTGTTGATGCGCGGGCTGAATTCGACAAGTGTACCGTAGAATACGCCATCCTGAGATGCCGCATCCGCTGCGATCCTCCAAATGGAGCCGTCCTTGCGTCGCAGTCGCTTATGGATGGAGTCGCGCAGTGCGCCCTTTACCACGCGCTTATCTGTTCCTGTATAGACGGGACAGCGGTTCTTTGCCTCTGCGACCACATCGTCCGCTCCGGCGGCGAGTGCCTCCTTTGCCGCAGCCGTCGCCTCTGCGCCGAGTTCCGAGAGGATTTTCTCGGCAGAGACGAAGCCTCTATATCTAGTCATCTTCCACCAACTCCCTGCATTCCAGAACGAGCCATCGCTTCTTCCCGCCGAGTGGATACGGCGGCGCAATGGGTGTGAGCGTTTTATCTCCCCAACAGATACGATCCGTCACACGCACATCCGTGCGGTAGCGGATCACAATGCGGTAATCCACCTCCTGCACCTTCTCCGCATAGCCGTCAGAGATTTTCGCGGCAAACGGCAGAACGAGCGCCCATGCCTTTGAAACCTCTTGCTCCGACGATGAGAGGATATTTCCCTCATCATCCGTATCCGTTACAGGACGCAGAATGGAAATTCGGTGACGCAGTTCGCTCATGGACACTCTCACCTAAAAGACCTCCTTCCGCACACCAAAGAGCAGTGAGCGCAGTGTCAAGGCAAGCCCTCTGTGATCCGCTTCCTCCCGATGTTCATAGAGATAGGACACGGCGTAGAGGATTGCAACACGAACAATCGCCTGATCTTCAACCTTGGACAGCTTCTTCACACGCAGTAATGCAGTACAAATCTGTTCTGCCGTTTCCGTAAAGTGTGTGAGGAGATCATCCTCCTCATCGCCGTCAATCCGCAGATACTGCTTGACTGCTGCACGCGGCCCCAGCATAAAACCACCTCCCCTCTTTGCCGCAAAAACGAAAATTTGTCAAATTGGTGCTGAATTTATCAGCGATTCCATACATCAGCCCTTCATCTTGAGCGTCTGCACAGCCTCTTCGAGCACGAGCTTGCCGTCCACGCGCTCCTTCATGACGTAGCCGACCATGCCGTTGCCCGCAAACAGCTCCTTGAGTTCCTGCAGAGAGCGGGTACCGCGATCCCCGATGTTGTAGTAGGAGTAGTCGCCGAACGCAATGACGGTCTTGCCCGCCTCGATAGCGGGCATATATGCCGAGGAATACACAGGATAGCCGAGCAGACGGTCGGGTTCGCCCATCTGGTAGGACGGCTGCCAAAAATATGCACCGTTCGCGTCCTTGAGTTTACGAATGCTTGCAAGCGTCTGGTCATTGACGATGAACGCCGCATTCTTGCGGTAAGGACGCTTGAGGCTGTAGACGAGCGTCACGAGTTCGTCTGCCTTGAGATCGGCTGCCGCCGTGGTGACGGATGTCTTTGCCGATGTGAGAAGTCCCTTCGGCTTGTGCGTCCCGTCGCCGTTCAGGAATGCATCCTCCTCAGCGTTGCCCAGTGCCTTGCCGAACTGTTCGATGAGGTAGTTCTCGAGATTGAAGGCATTGTCATAGAGAAGCTCCTCCGTCACCTTGACCGCAACATGAAGTTTGTGCGCATCGAGAACGATCTGATCGAAGGTCGCCTCACCAAAGGAGAGCTGTGCCCCCTCCTCAATCCACGATGCGGCGGGCTTTGTGGCGGCAATGTTGATCTTATGCTCCCCGCTCGTGGTAATCACCGTCGCAAGCGGACGCAGGACGTTCTCCTCATTCAGAACGTCAATGAGACGCTGATCGTATTCCTCGGGAACGAGATAGCCGCCGCTGGCATCCACGCCCCCCCGTC